GGAAAAAATATCTCATTATAGAAACGCATAAAATAATCCAAAAATGCTGGACTATCGTTTCTCGCACCAAAGTGCGTATCGTTTAGCAGTGCTATTTTCATATGTTAATTAAACAATTTAGAAGTTGCTTTTTTGACTCGTTTTTTCTTAACCTTTTTTTCTTTCTTTACAGGTTCTTCCATACGAATATTTTTTTGTAAAAACTCTTTAAATTGATTTTTAAACTCTCTATCTTCGCCAGGTTGAAGAGCAATATCATCATAATTATTATCCATAATAAGTTTATGTTTAATAGTCGTTTGTTTTTTCTCTTTTTGTATTCTTCTTACAAATGCGTAATATATTATTTGCGTGAAGTAGGCAAAGGGATTATTAGATTTTTTAGGATTAAAATTATCAAGGTATTGTAAACAATTTTCTATACCATCGCTAACCATATCGTCTCTAAATGTATAATTAATAAAGTTAGGTCTATATGATAAGTGATTCGCTATCTTTAAAAAACAACTACCTATATAATCAGTCACAGGTGGTTTGTTTCGTTTTTCTTTTTTAGCTTTGTTTACGTCTTTCTTGTAGGCTTTCATGGCCTCTAAAAATTCTTTGTTATTAACGTAATGTTCTTTAGCTTTTTTTATTTTGTTCATAATATTAATATACCATTTTTGTCATATTTTGTCAATGTTTTAAGCACATTTTATTTGTTTTATTTTACCTAAAATCAGCGTTGACTTTTTCAATTTTTTATGTATAATAGAGCTTGTAGAGCGATCAGAGGAATAGAGTCTATTAGTGTATAGTCTTTTTAGGAATAAAATCATCATCATCAAGCTCATCAAATATCTCATTTACTTTCTCATTATCTTCATCACTAAATCTTTCTCTTTGATAAGTGGCCGTAGTTTGTTTCTTTGTGATAGGCACAGTTTTGTCATATGTTTTAACAACATAGTCATAACTTTTAGTCATATCCATATTAGCGTTTACAATTGACATAATCTTATCTTTTGGAATAGTTATAATTATATCCTTTGTGTAGGGGCTCCATTTGATTAAAGCTACATAGTCTTTTAGACCACCACCAGGAGTAAATTGTGGTACATACTTTACTAATAAAGGTTTACTTAATCTTAACATAGGAGATTTATCGCCTAGTTGTTCAGCTGGTAATGCACAAACTATATCATCGCCATTGACTAATTTAATAATCTTTATCGGGCTAGGTTTACTTGTTGTCTTTTGTACCATTGCTTAACTCCACATTATGGATTTCGTAATTAAAATCCTCGCTATTGTATATATTTATTCTTTCTTTGAAGTGTTGTAAAGTGTAATTTTCTTTACCATTATATGATATATCATCTGCCAAGTCATATAAAGTGGCTGCGCTGTTATCGTCTTTTAGTCTTAATCCTCTACCAATACTTTGTAGATTTCTTATCCTGGATTTGCTAGGACTAGAAAAGATAATGTTATGCAAGTTCCGTATATTAATGCCCGTAGAGAAAGTCCCATAACTTGCAACGATAATAGCGTTGTCAGATTTTTCTGTAATTTCTCTAATTTGCTCTCGTTCATCTGCTTCAACTCCTCCGTAAACGTAGAAGACTTTTTTTTCGCTTCCCGCTCGTTCTCGTATAGATTCATATAAATTCTTTCCGTGTTTTTCTACATATTGAAATAAACATAGTGTATTACCATTCAAAGATGTAGCTAAGTTTCTAATATATTTATTTCTTTTTTCATTTGACACCAAGTAGTCCATTTCTTCTTGGTAAGTTTTATCTTTTAAAAAGTGTCTAGCTGTTTTATCGTGTTGTAATACCAAACATATAATCTTTAGTTCTGCTAGTTTACCCTCATCAATAAGTTCACTAGTTGATACAACCTTATTAACAGCACCAAACAAACCTTCTAATACAAGCTTATGTGTTTTACTACCATCAAGTGTTCCTGTAAGACCAACTCTATATTTACATTTTTCTAATTTTGTCATAAGTTTGGTCAATGACATTGCCTTAAATAAATGCGCTTCATCGCCCACAATCATACCAAACTGATTAAACCATTTTTTAGGTAAATTATATATTGATTGCCAAGTAGATATTATAACTCTTTTGTTTGTTTCTTTTTCGTGGCCTTGATAAATTTTGTGTACATTTCTTTCACTATTATAACCATAATCTTTAAAGTCTTTAAATAACTGCTCTACAAGTGATGTAGTGGGCACTATAATAAGGATTTTATCTTCTTTTGTATCTTTTAGTCTTAATAAATTATATATTAACATCAGATAGATTATGAGTGATTTACCAGATGCTGTAGGCGACACAAGCAAACATCTATCTTTTTCTACAGAATACTTAAAAGCTTCTCTTTGATAATCTCTTACTTCGTGTGGTAATTTTAATGCTTTGATTAATTCGTCTATCTTACTATCATCAACAGTTTTTTCTTTTATTTTTGTACCATCAACAATATGTACATCATTTTCTTTACACCAATTTTTTATATATGGATAAAGACCAGCATATATTTTACCAGTCGCATATGAAAACAATCTAATTTTACCATCCCAAACTCTATTTCTATATTGAGGCATAAACTTAAAGCCTGGTACTTCAAATGTAAAATACTCACCAAGCTCTCTACGAATATCAGCCTCTGCTTCTATTTTGAGATATACTTCGTTTACTTTATCTATGATTAGGTATCGGGTGGTTGTCATTTTTAGATAGCGCCACTAGTAAACTTCCTCCAGTCAATAGCGTTCTTAATTTGAAAACCACGATTTGATATTTGTTTAATTGTTCTATCTAAAAAATCTACGACTGTTTGTATGTAATCTACTTTTTGTTTATATTTTGCTAGTTCAGGATCGGAATCCAGATACTTGTCAACATCAGTTTTTAATAACTTTAAGTTAAAGGGTTTTTCGGCATATACTTGTGCTGGTGCTTTACCAGTATAGTATTCCCATTTTTGTTTTCTTTGTGTGTAATATTCTATTTGAGCTTTACTTAATAACAACTTAAACTTTGTTAAGTGTTTTAAAAACTCATTGTGTAATTGAGGTGTCTTTAATGATTCTAAATCTAACTCTGTATCGTTAATTTTTAGTTTCTTTTCAGCCAAATCTTGTAATTGTTCTAAATCCATAATAACTCCATAATATATAGTATACCACAAAAACGTTAAAAAGTAAAGTCTATGATGTGGTTACACTTGTTGTTGATGACCCTACTGTCGCAAAGTCATATATTAAGTAACTAAATGATACAGTCGCTGTTAAGTAATCTACATCACCAGCTTGTTGATTATAACTTAATCCAGTAAGACCTGTAGGATATACGTCTCTAAATCTTACTTCTACTTGAGCATTGTTCTTACTTGACAATACAGTCAATGTTGCGTCAGATAATGTTGGGCCTGCATCTGCCGCAGCGAATTTTGTTTTACCAGCTTCACTGGATATATTTGACGCATTTCTAGTAGGAAATCTATCATTACCTGAAGTTAGTAAATTTCTAAACTCAACATGGTCTCTAGGAAAACCTAATCCTACTAACCAGCCATGTATCTCTTGGAAGTTTTCTAAATTTTCGTCTACCAAGAAAGTCATTTGTAATGGCTCATAAGTTAGTTTGTCGCCAGGTATGGGTATGTTCTTTAAACTTGTAGCTTGTGTGGCATCACCTAAACTAATACCAGGTATGTTTACTGCAGTACAAAAATATTCTACTTTAGGTAATTTAAGAATACTAAACTTAAACTGTGTAGGACTAGCGTAATCTAGTTTAGTAGGTTGTCTTAATAATGAGTTTGTAGTAGTCATATTACTATTTATTAGTTTCTTTATCCACTTCTTCCCATTCTTTTTCAGTGGCCAACTTTTCTAATTCTTTTTCTTTTTGTGTTAAAATTTTTCTTTGTTTTTGTACATCATTCATTCTATCTTCAATAAACTCTAATCTATTTTTCTTATCAGGCACTAATAATAATGCCACTGTTAGTAAACCAGCAGTGATTGAAAAAATCCAAAGATATTGTTTAAGTACGTCTTTCATGTTAGTATTTAGTAGAAATAAAAAAGGCGAGCTTTAAGGGCCCGCCTTTTTTGATTTGGTATATAACCCAAAGATTACATAAGATTAGCCACTTGG